AACTGCTCGCCGTCACCAATGTCAATCGGGCTAGATTGTACAAACGAATCAATTGCTGATGCTGGAGCGGTGCTCCCATCATCGAACCCGACTTCGTGTTCGTACAAGTAGCCATCCAATCCTGCAGCAAGCGGGTTCTCAAACGCACCACGATCAACCCATGCGGAACGTGCAAGAGTACCGTAGTACCAAGACTGCTCGACGTAATTGTAGACAACGTAGCGATCTATAGTGCTGCTGCTTGCAGAGGGGTAGAACCACCAGACCTCAGAATGTGCAGAGTTAAGGCCCGCAAAGACCTTGTCGCCTTGATTAAAGTTAAAATCGTCAAAGACGTAACTACGCACCATGCATGGGAGGCGCTGCACAGAGCCGTTGTACATGTAGAACTCAGTCCGACCCATCCAGAAGACCATGTCGTCCACGGCTACACCAGAGTTTGCACCCTGCACCGAAGTGTTTTCGGAAATCAAATTAATACCAAAAGTGAACGGAGGCCCGAGGTACTGCATTGCGTACAAGGCTGTATCGGTGAACACCAGAATCTGCTGGCGCGTCTCATACGCGCTTACGATCTCGGACCCAGAACCGAGGCGCAAGTCCCCCGCAGTATTGGTCGCGGTAGGCGTCCAGTCGGCTACGTTTTCTTGGTCCGAGAACCGGATAAGCATGGGGTCTTGCGTACCGATGTCATCGACAGGGTCGCAACCAAAAGCAATAACATGCCGGTCACGGTCAGAAACCAGAACCTGTTTAGCCACAGTCGGGGCACCAGAAGAGCCGGCCAAGTCGTTGATTGCAACAGCGCGGTCAAAGCTAGGGTACGAGGCACTACGATCAAAGTAGTAAATACCACCGTTATGAGGGTTAAAGATCAAGTCTTCCCCGAAGTTGTCCTGAGACCAAGTACGCAGGTTCGCGGTCAGAGTATTGATGTTCGTCCCAGAGCCCCAAGTGCCACGGCTCCACAAACCTGCACCCCAACCAGTGCCAAATATCGCGGTGTCCAAACCGATGTTGAGCTGGTACGCGCCCACAACGCTTGCGCCGCCATCTCCTGTGTCAGAACTGTTTGCCACAACAAGGGTAGGAGCCAACGCACCGTCCACAGTGATGCTCGGGATGGAGGTTCCCGCTTCTCGGACCTCGATGTTGTACGTGTCGCTGTCGACCACCTCAGTAATCTGATACTCTTGGTTCAACACATCGGCAGTGACATTGCCACCTAAGCTCGCAGCGCCGCTGAACGTAACGAAGTCCCCGGTCGTCGCACCGTGGCCCGTGTCGCTTATAGCTACAACCGATGACCCATCTGTCGCTGAGAACGTAACATCCCCCGCAGCGGTGGTTGTGCGAATAGGGGTAATGTCGTTATACGCACCGCCCTCTTCGATATAGAACTTTAGGTCTGTGCCAAGACCAACTAAGCGCGAGCCAGTAAGGTCACGCCACGGATGCATTGCACGTGCCGTTCCGAGAAACGACTTTACACCCTTCTTGACCCAGCCCCCGATCTTCTCAGGAAAGCCTTTGGTAAAGCGAATTTTATCGCCGTCGTGCCACCCACCCTCGTTAGAGTAATTGGTGGTTTCACGATTGATGCCCGGTCTGAACTGGAACTTGGTTAGAGGCACGGTGCAGCCTCCTTACGGCTTAGTAGGCCAGTCAGCCTCGTCCAAGTGAGGCCAGTTGGCGTGGCTTGTGATGTCACGCAGTGCTTGACGATAAGTAGCCCATTGCCCCGCAGAGACCGGCGCGTCAGCAATCTGAGTCCAGTCTGACACGGAAAGCAGATCGTCACGAATCGCACGGTTCATGGTTGCCGCAGCCGCGTCCTGTTCGGCTTGATACGCTGCTTCTTTTTCAGCTTTCGTACCAGAACTGTCGTCGCTGAACCTATCTACGATCGCCCAATCCTGCTCCCAGTTACCGTCTGAGTTCTGGAGAGCGCCATTAGGTTGCGCCACCTGATACGGACCGACACCAGACGGCGGGGAGCTTGAAAGAACTTCGTCCACATTCAACATATTTAGCACGTTATCTCCCCACACTCGGGGGAAAGACGTGTTTAAATTTTCTTTTCGGAGAGCGCCCTGCGTCTTGAGCTCCCCAGTTGTTCGGTCACGATACAAAGCCATAGATTGATCCTCTCTAAACTGGCGTTACTAAAAACCCCATGTAATAAAGGCTTGACGTTCACCTTTAGTTACGGGCTTCACATGGTGCGGGTACAGAAACACTGAAGGCCATATCAAGCTCTGCCCTGCATTTAACGTGTACACTACTTCTTTTCCATCCAGATTAAAACAAAATTCTCCACCTGCATAGTCGTCGTTCAATAAAGTGTTGATGCTGAGAATAGGGATGCCCTTTAGGTTTCCGTCGAACAAAGAGTGGATGTGGTCAACATGCCAATCCATAGTTTGTCCATCAACGTACTTGTTAAACCGAGGAACAGACAAACTCTTAACCAAAAAGTCCTGACCTCGTTCCTCAAAGTATTTTCTAAGTGGAGCTTCTAGCTTTTTAAAGACGTGGTGTCCCCACTTGGGGTCCATTTCTAAAACAGATGGGTCGTGGTCTTGCTCGAACGTAGAATCTATCGCGTTTTGGCTCCAACGATGTTTTCCCCAAGCAGCGTTTTTATGCTCCTCCATAATGTCTAAGCACTCAGCTTTTGATAAGAGGTCTATTTTTTGAATATATGACTCAAGCATTCTAGCCCCCAGAAACTGTGATTTTAAGACCGGACAACGTGGAGTACGCCCCTATGACACCCTCGGGGAACGTGTTGAACGACATCGTGAACCTGTCGTCTTTCTCGTTTGGGTCAGGAGCCACGCAATGGTCGACGACTGAAGGAAAAAGCACAAGAGTTCCCGCTACTGCAGGCTCGACATGTGTGATTGGGGCGACATCAGAACGTGTATTTAAGTCAAGGTTTCCAGAAAAGTTCTTTTTAGGAGACCAGATATCGCCAATGGCGAAACATGTCCCTGCGTGTGAAGTCGTTAGATAAAAAACACCACTTACAAAAGAGTTTGGATGCGAGTGCCAGTGATGGCTCTGCCCCGGACTTGTCTTGTTGGACCATGCTTGGGTGATCTTGATACGATCACACTCCATCAGCAGGTCCTTCTTGAGTTCTCCAAGGCAATCAGAAAACCAATTAAACAAAGGTTCTAACGCTGGGCTTCTTTCTAGCCGATGATCCAATGAGGTTTGGTTCGAAGTGTTAGGGCTGTACGGGAGGTTGAAGATATTCTCCTGCGCAGCGGTCAGGATATCCTCCGAACATGTAAATTTGTAAAAATGCTGCGGCATTACGCGGAACCGATTAGGATGCTCAGTTACGTTTTTATCTACTACGTTTTTCATTGTACTCTCCCACAAGTAAATTTCCCGAGCCTATTGTTCCAGACTTGGTGAGAAAACACAACTGTAAACCCGCTACAAGTTATAGGGACCGTCCGGCTGCATTCCGGCGTAATTAGTTTGATAGAAAAACGAATTAAAGTTGTTGTGAGTCAGGGACGGATTATGACTCATATTGTTTAGGCCGGGTCCCGTGCTTTGACTCGGAGTATACGGATTGCCCCAGATGACATTTGTCACGTTCGAAACTACGACATCACTGTAGTCTGCGATGAGAGATGCGTTATCAAACGTACACACGGCAAGAAGTGCGGCTTTATAAGAGGAGCTAACGCCGGAAGGAACGAAATTAAACCCCAAGTACAATAAATCCGTTTCGCCCGTAGCTGAGTTTGGTCCCGGAATGGCAAACGGATGTTCCGTCTCCAATGTGCTCGGTCCTGCAAAACGCTTCGCGCTGTAACCTGTGGACAGGTTGGATTGAGACGGGTCCATTTTAATTAGAACTGAGCCGTCGCGGTGTGCGTAGAATAAGTACAAATAGCCATTAACTAAGTACAAAGAGCAAGAGCCTCGAAGTCTGCTACTGGAGTTTGGTAGCTCAATTTCTTGCTTCGATATGCTATTTGCACCTCGGTCGTACCGGGTCATGGTTTGAGTATTTGAATTAAACATAAACACAGTATCGTTAGTACTGTCATACGCCATGTTAGAAGCATATTGAAGTACATTCTCCCCCGTGACTTGAATATTACCAACTGTGCTAAAACTGCTGTTTAGCTCATAGAAAGTTGTGTCAAAGTTTGAACCGTAACACAACACATGGTTAGTGGATGGGCTAGATGCGTTAACTGGAAAGCCGTCTACAAATCCTCCCCTACCCGGAGTGGAGTTGCTAGTACTTCTAACACCGGGGTTCTGAACATTGTTTGTGCTTTGCGTGAAGTCCCAAGACCCGAATCCACCACCATAAGTGTTGTCTCCCGTGCCAGCATATACATCGTTACCAATCGTGTAGCAAAAGGCGAGTTTACTCTGGAACCACGAATTACTGGGATAAGCGGAGCCTCCAGATGTTTGTCTGTTTGTACCGTAAGGAGAAGCTCCCGTGCCAAACGTCATGAAACTAAAGGGCCAGTTGTAGGTAGAACGGTCCGCAGGCCCGACCATATTATAGCCCTTAGATTCGTCGACAACTATTTTAGGCCAGCCCACCGAAAACCGAGTTTCAGTAGAAGCGGCGCCGGATAGTTGATCCACGTTGCCGGTCACATAAGACAGATCAGGATTGTACTGTTCAATGTAAGTGGAGTATGTGTTGTTGGCCCTCAATCGACGCCATACTGTCAGTTTTCCAGAGGAACCGGGGACTGCGTAGTTTGACCATGCGTTTTGCCAAGCATAATAACCTGAAGTGTAAGGGTCTCCAATGAGGACGAACTCGTTGCTGCCACCTGAAGCGGCCATCATAAATCTTTTCCAGTTTGTCATGATGCTATCCTATATTGGTGCCTACAACAAACCCATACCACGTTGAGCCAGAGTCTGTTGTATAAAAGAAAAGCTGATCCACGTCTGACGCCCCGCTGCTAAGGAGAGGAGTAACAGATCGAGGCCAATCCACTGCAGCGGGCCACGTTACAGTAAAGCCGCTGGCAGATGCGTCTTGGGTGACTTTTAAAGCAAAACCATAGGCTGTACCGCTGGCAGGGGGGTTCGAAAACGTAAAAGTAGTATTCTCACTGAGAGTAGTAGCAAACACATTTCCTGTTTCACAGTTCACAGTAGTCGCATTGCTCGACGAACTAACGGAAACAAACGTGTCGTTGTAAGACTTAGCTTTTAACTCTTCGCTAAAAAGAACGTCTCCATTAGCGTCGGCGGTGACTACCTTGGACGCTTGTGACGTTCCAAGAGTAGTGATGTCGTTGTAGTTTAGCTCCGCAGTGGAAGCTGTAACGCCATCAAGTATGTTCAGCTCGGCAGTGGTTGCCGTCACCCCATCGAGAATGTTCAACTCGGCGGTGGAGGCTGTAACGCCGTCGAGTATGTTCAGCTCGGCAGTGGTTGCCGTCACCCCATCGAGAATGTTCAATTCAGCGGTGTCAGCCGTAATGCCATCGAGAACATTAATTTCCGCCGCCGTGGCCGTGAGGCCCAAATTAGTCAATGCAGTAACAGCACTCGCCAAGTCCGACAGATTGTTCGCCGCATTAAGGACCCCCGACAAATCAGCAGTGAGGCTGACAACATTAGCACCGGACCCTCCGCCATCGCAGTAAACGATGCCGGTAGCACCGTCTGCAACAATCACAGTGGTTCCCGAACCCTGCGAGATAATAACACTTTGCCCAGAGTTATTAACAACGAAGTACTGCTTGCCCTGATCGTTCGGGGTAACAGTAACCGTGTTTGTCCCGCTTGGAGTACCACCAAACACCAACACCTTGTATTGGCCCTCGGACAACGCACCATCCGACGTGGACAAAGTGTGCGTCGTGCCAGAAAGCGTTATCGTACCCACGCCGCTCGTAAGGCGGTCGACGATCTGAAGGTTTGTGTTCGTAGTATCGCCCCAGGTGCCGGACTGTTCGCCGTCAGCTATGAGCTCGATACCAGTGTTTACAGTGTATGTACTAGCCATGTCCGTTCCTTATGCCGCTATCTCGGTCCAAACAGTGCCGGGATCAGGGACGATGTTGCTCCAAACTAACACACGACGCACTTCTCCGCTACCCTCAACGCCAGTTGGGAACACTGTTGCGCCTGCTGTGGTAGTAACAGAGCCGACCGCACCAATAGCCTCCAGCCCCGTCACAGGAACATCGATGCCTGTCCCCTCAACAATGGTGACAGAGCCGACCGCGCCTGTGGCCGCGATACCGGTTGCAGGGACGTCGGCACCGGCCCGACCTTCAGCTACACCAACAGCACCTGTGGCCTCAAGGCCCGTTACCGTTGCGCTAGAGTCTGCGCTAACCGTTGTCGTGCCGACAACTCCAGTCCCTGAAACACCCACAAGGCTGAGAGTGCTGTTCCCTGAAATCGAAGGAGAGCCAATCTCCCCCGTGGCCGCAACCCCGGTTGGAGAAACAACGGCGCTTCCGGTAACGCTGTCGATTGATCCTACGGAAGCTGTGGCATCCGCCCCAGTCGGGAAAACCCTGTTTACGTTTCGTGCAGTTACCGCACCCACCTGCGCAGCAGCAGAAACGCCAGTGATTGAGACACTGACGTCGACAACGCCGTTGTCGGAAAAAGCTGACTGGGCAAAGGGGGTGAAGCCAAACATTCGTTATCCCTTACGAATAAGCCGCCGCAGATAGTACGCCTATCCAGTTGGTGCCGCCGTCTCTAGTATAGAACACATATAGATTGCTTTCACCACTTGCAGGTGCATCTGGGGCTGTACCACCAGCCCAATCAACAGATGATGGCCATGTGAGGGTTGAACCGTTGCCCGTTACCTGAAGGACAAAGCCTACGGCACGACCAGAAGTGACGCTGCCAAAAGAAAACGTAGTGTTGCCTGTCATGGTAAGGCTAAAGCCACCCGCATTGTCTGCATCGGGGGCGGGGGAAGTACCCGACAAAGCGTCATAATCCTCTTGAACGCTTTCAGAAAAAACAATGCCAGTAGAGGTTAAACCGGCGAACGTGGGGCTATTTCCCGTACCCACGTCCTGACCAATTGAAACAGTGTCAGCAGCAACGGTGACGCCTGTTCCCGCTCCTACGTTAAGAGTAACCGAACCAGACGAGCCCCCGCCAGTCAGACCGCTACCCGCTGTAACGCCCTCAATGTCGCCCGTCGTGCCTGTTGCTACTGCTGTCACTCGTCCGTAGGCATCTAGTGTAATAGTATCAATCTTAGTGCCGCTAGAAGTGGAGCCATACGTTCCTGAACCAGCGCCTGCGGCAGTAAGAGAGACAGTAGGAGCCCAACCTTCCCCTGCTGAACCTGAAACGGTGATACCTGTTCCACCAGTAACGCCTGCTACATAGTCACCTGTGGTATCTGTTCCTAAAGCGACAGAGTCAGCCGCAATCGTGGTAGTGATGCTGACGTTGCCAGAACCATCAAAGTTGGTGTTACCTGTCACGTCACCGGACAAAGCAATATTACGAGCCGTGGTCAGCGCCGCTGCAGAAGTCGCGGTAGAAGCGTTGCCGCTCAAAGCCGCAGTAATTGTACCTGCTGAGAAGTTGCCAGAGCCATCACGAAATACAATTGTGCTTGCAGTGTTGGCGTTTGTGGCGTTGGAAGTAACGGTGAATGCTCCGCCTTCTGAACTGGCAGAACCTGAAATTCCGTTGCCACTTGTTGCGCCACTCGCAACGTAATTCCCTGTTGTGTCTGTACCAAGAGCAACAGAGTTTGCATTGATAGTGGCGGTAAGCGTAGCGTTGCCCAAGTTCGTAAGCGTAGCAGAGCCGCTCAAGTCTCCACCTAACGTGATCGTAGGGTCGGAGGTCGCCGTAGTTGCGATCGTTACGTTACCAGAACCGTCAAAGCTGGTTGAACCAGTGACAGCGCCAGACAGAGCAATGTTTCGAGCGGTTTGTAATGCAGAAGCAGTAGACGCATTACCCGTGACCGCCCCGGTCACATTTCCTGTTAGATCAGCACTGACGGTGTTGAACGTGACATCCGCAGATGTACCTACATCCTGACCAATCGCAATGTCATTTGCGTTGACAGTCACACCGGTGCCAGCCCCCGCAGCAAAGGTTACGCCTGTAAGCGTCAGACCGTCACCCGCAGAGTAAATCTGTGCAGAGGAGAATTGAGTAAACGTAATGTTTGTAGTACCAAAGGTGATCGTACCCACGGTATTCATCACATACGTTTCACCAGCACCCGCCGCACCTTCCTGAACGAAGAAAGCATCGCCCTGACCAAGTGAGTCAGGATCAGAGGGACCGTAGCTGTCAGCATCTGTAGCACGGGTAAGAACCCAGTTTGTGCTGGGAGAGCCTGTGTTGGTGACGGTGTATACACCGTTTTGCGTCTGATCCGTTTGTTCGTACACAAGAACACGGTCGGCACTGTTGAGAGTCACCCCATCAATAACCAAAGCAGCTTGAGTACCAGAGTTTGTAAGAGTAGCTCCAACGCCGTTTGTTCCATTGTTGTACGCTGCGGTAAGGTTGCCCTCACGCTCAACCCGGACGGGGTCGTGATAATGAATACCCGCCGCAGCAATCGTATCAACATACTGCTTCGTTGCAGCCTGGAGTGCGGAGGTCGGATCTTGGTTGAGCGCCAGGTCTCCCGACCCATCGAAGTATGCTGCCTTGTCCGCAGGTTGAGTTATAAAAACGTCAGCACCCGCGCCCGACAGGTTAATTGCAGAGCCGCTGTTGGAGCTAGACAACACTGTTGTTCGAGTAAGAGTTGAGGAACCAGTTGCCCAAGTTCCAAGTCCAACTTCCCATGCACCAGTGCTTGATTCAGCAATGGCGTAGTAGGTAGTGTCGCCGTTGGAGAGCGCAGCAGAAAAAGCCTGAAAGCCTGTTACCGCGCCTGCGAGCGTTAATGTTCCGGTCCCAGAAGTCGTACTCGACTCTTTAACTCGGTCTTTGACAACAAGGGCCATGCCGCGCTCTCCTTAAAGTGTTTAGGCGATACGGATGATAGCGTTGGACGCATCCGCAGTTGGGAAAACAATCTGGAAGTCGCCTGATGTTGAGGTCTTGTCAGCACCAAAATCCAAAACCACAACGGAGTTTGTTGTGCCTGTGCCTGCGCCTTCGGTTGTGTTGTAGATCAACGCACCGCGAGCAGTGATGGTAGCAGACGTAAACGTCAGGTCAGCAAAGTCTGTAAACGCTGTCGTCCCAGAAGTAGTGGGATCGATGCGGGTCAACGCACCACCACCAGCAGCATACGAACCAGAGTCGCCTACTTCGTTAGTAGCCGTGTAATCTGTCGTCGCTGCGGTGAACGAAGCGTTGTTGTCATACAGAGCGAGTTTAAAAGTGTCGCCGCCGCTGAGTAAAAAGTTATGCCCGCCTTCAAGAAGTTCTTTCTTGAATGACGTACACATGAAGTTACCGGTGAAAGCCATGTCAAAGTCTCCTTATAAGATCGGCCAGTTCGGGGTGCCCAGAGTCATTAAGGGCATTATACACAGTTGTGCGGTCGCTGCGAATAGATTGTTTAAGGTACTCTTCGACGACCTTTGCGATCTGCTTTTGAAAAGCATGCGCCTGCGCTCTAAGCGTGGGATGGGCCGAATCAGAAACGGAGACGATCCGTTCTGCGGCCTGCTCTGCGAGCTCTTCGGGCGAAAACCCTCGATTACTCGTTGTGCGTACACCGACAAGTGGAATGTCTTTGGGTACGTCTAAAAAACCAACCGTCATTGCTTTGGCCTCACCACCTTACCACGACGATACTCATCCGTCACCTCTTTTGCTTCTCCGAGAAGTTTCAAGCCCGCGATGGACTCTTGGAGGCGAGACGAATACATCTGCATAACGTCCTGCTCACCTTTAAGGAAAATGTTTGCTTCAAGCAAGGCGCCGTAAAGCAAAGCCATTTCTCCGTTGATACTAAGCCAAGTGGTTCCGTCATCGGACAAGGTCGTGATGCTGTTGGGACGATAGAAGTAGTGCAGCTCGGCGGTGTAGTCCGCGTCTGGCGTCGGAGCCAGAACAAGGTTGTCTAAATCAAACTGAGAGAAGTACACAGGAGCGCCTGTTGTGGTCGGGTCCGGGTTATATTCCTGCACAAAACTTGGATCTTTAAACAACAAGAAGAACTTGTCTCCATCCGTCCCTGTCAACGACAACGAGAACGGCGCCAAGAAATCTGTAGGTAGTGTAACGTACTGTCCGTTGGCGAACACACTCGCTGTGGCGTTCTTACGAAACAAAGAGAGCTGCACCTGTTTAAGAATGCGCTCTTCCGCCATACGAATAAACAACGGAAGGTTGTTGACGAAAGTGGTTTCGTCGTAATCACTGTAATCTTGGATGGCCTGTTTGAGTTGACCGTATGTAAAGCTCATGTTGTCACCACCGTAACTTGTCCTGCCTTACCT